CAAGATGTGAGTTTCACCGCGACTTGTGCGAGACTGGATTGGATGGGCTATTGGCGTGGGAGTTCTCATACAACGAGGATAACGGGGTCTTTTCTCGTGAGCCTTTGCACAATTGGGCAAGCCATCCAAGTGATGCTTTTGCCTACGGATGCCAGGTAATGCAGGAAAATAAAGCAAAAGAGCCTGAAAAACCTGATATATTCCCCATAACCGGCCAAAATGGAAGAATTGTCACAGCTACCCTGGACGAGCTTTGGGATATGGCCCCCCGTAAGACCGAAAGGTATTAATGCTCGCCCCTATCGTTTCCGATCAGGTCGTTTTAACCAGCGCAGCCGATAACGCGGCTGATGCTGTGTTTAACTCGCTTCGATGTGAGAACGACGCAGCCCCACGAATCCGCGCCACTCTAGTATCAGGCGCTTATGTCTGCAACGGCCTCAGCTTTGACGCCACAGGCCGATTGTTCTATGTAGACGCAACGGCAGGACTGCCTGCAAACACCACGTACTGCTCAGGGCTACCGATCACACCAACGGGCGCTTTGTGCATTTCCACCAACGCACCAGCCACATGGTCTAACGGCGTGCCGTTCGTGACCAATGGCGCGGTATCTGCAACGGTGACAGCATGACCGACGAAATCAAGATTGACGCGGCTGGCGATTGGCTGGATAAGCTCAAAGTCTCCAAGAAGGAAGATGAAAAGTTCGTCAAGCGTGGTAAAAAGATCGTCAGGCGCTATCGGGATGAGCGTACCGGATGGGCCGACACAACCAAGCGTTATAACATTCTCTGGTCAAATATTCAGACCATGCTACCGGCTTTGTACGGCAAGACACCACGGGCACAGGTTGAACGGCGATTCAAAGACCAAGACCCTGTAGGTCGTACAGCCTCAATCATCATTGAGCGGGCGCTACAGTTCGAGATCGACCATTACGGCGATTTTGACGCATCCATCAAGGCGGCGGTACTGGATAGGCTATTGCCTGGACGCGGCACGACATGGATTAGATTCGAGTCGGTTGATGTTGAATCACCAGAAACTGATATTGAACAAAAAGATACGCAATTAGAACGTACATGCTCGGATTACGTCTATTGGGAAGACTTCCGATGCTCACCGGCTCGGGTTTGGGACGAGGTCACATGGGTGGCCCGTCGAGTCTATCTGTCCCGTAAAGAGGGAACAGCGCGGTTCGGTGAAGAGTTTTCAGATGTCCCCCTGACCCATGAGCCAATCGGACTTGACGAGGACAAGAGTAAATCTCAAGACGACGCCAATAAAAAGGCGCAAGTCTGGGAGATATGGGACAAATCCAGCGAAACCGTCATATGGGTGGCTGAGGGCCATTCCAAGACGCTGGATGAAAAGGAAGACCCCTATGGTCTGGATGGGTTTTGGCCTTGTCCGAAACCACTCTATGCAACGCAGTCAACTGATACGCTGGTTCCTGTCCCTGATTACGCGCTATATCAGGACCAAGCCGACGAACTGGACAAGCTGACAAACCGCATTCACATGCTGGTTGAGGCGGTTAAGGTGGTGGGTGTTTACGACTCATCGCAGCCTGGCATTCAGCGCATGCTCAACGAGGGCGTGAACAATACGCTCATCCCGGTAGACAATTGGGCGGCTTTTGGTGAAAAAGGCGGGCTAAAGGGCACGGTTGATTTCATGCCGCTTGATTCCGTGTTGATGGCATTGCGTGAATGCTACGTTGCACGCGATCAGGCGAAACAGGTTATCTACGAAGTTACCGGCCTGTCCGACATTATCCGTGGCGCTAGTGTCGCAAGTGAAACCGCCACTGCCCAGCAGATCAAAAGCCAATACGCCAGCCTTCGCCTGAAATCGCTACAGATTGACGTAGCCAAGTACGCCAGCGCTATCCTGCAGATCAAGGCGCAACTGATGTGCGATTTGTACTCACCTGAAACGCTGGTGAATATGTCCGGCATCATGGGTACGCAGGACGCGCAACACGTACCCGCTGCGCTGGAGTTAATCAAATCCGAGCCTGCACGTTCATTCCGCATCGAAGTCGCCTCAGATTCCCTCGTTGAAATGGACGAGCAGGCCGAAAAAGCCTCGCGCATGGAGTTCTTGCAGGCTACGGGCGCATTCATGGAAAAAGCCCTGCCCGTGGCACAGGCCGCGCCTGACATCACCCCGCTGATTGCTGAAATGCTGTTATTTGGGGTACGCGCATTCAAAGGCGGCAGACCAATGGAGGCGGCTTTTGATGATGCTATGGCTAAATTGGCAGCGCCTAAGCCCCCGGCATCGCCTCCACCAGACCCTGAGCAGATCAAGATGCAGGGCCAAATGCAGATTGAACAGGGCAAGATGCAGCTAGAGCAGGCCAAGTTACAAGGCTCTGCTGAGATTGAGCAATTCAAGGCCAATCAGACGGCGCAGTTAGAGCAAATGAAGATGTCCAATGCGCTGCAAATCGAGCAAATGAAGCAAGAGGCAGAAACGCAGCGGGCGCAATTCAAGGCAGAGCTTGAAGCACAGACTAAGCTACAAATCGCAGCCATGGCTGGTGAATCGGCTATCAATGCGGCGCGTGAGTCGTCATCTAAAACCATTGACGACAAAGCAGCGCAAGGCGCTCAGGGTTTCCGTGATGACATATTGAACAATGTGCAAGAGATGCTAGGCCAATTGACGCAGACATTAGATCAGTCAATTGCAACGCGCGAAAGCACTGACAAAACCGTAATCCGGGATGAAGTTACCGGCAAGCCTATCGCCGTCAAGATAGGCAACACCATCAAACCTATCAAATTTGACGCCAAAGGGCGTATTTCAGGAGTGTAATCATGGCAACGTTTAACAAGTACAANAGCTTCGCCGAAGCGATGACAGAAAACGCCAATTGTGGCACGGACACTTGGCGGGTTATCCTGTCCAACACTGTCCCGGCTGTGACTGATACCAATCAGGCCAGCGCAGCGGAACTGACCACATCAGGCGGCTACACGGTGAACGGCAATACCTGCGCTGTATCGTCTAGCACGCAAACATCCGGCGTCTATAAGCTGGTGCTGGCTGACCCTGCGGCATGGACGGCATCGGGCGGTGGCTTCACGTTCCGCTACGTCATTCTGTGGAATCAGACCATTGACACGCTGGCTGGCTGGTGGGATTACGGATCGTCCGTGGTGATGAATGGCACGAATGCCGACACCTTCACTGCTGATCTGTCCGCTGCAAACGGCGTATTTACGGTGACTTAATGCGCTGGCTGCTGTTCCTGCTGTGCTTTCCCGCCTTCGCAGCGCCTCCGGTAGTGCCTGGCGTTGTCGGAGAAGTGTCGATGCAATTCCCGCCTCGGGTTGTCCGAGGTGATGCAGGATGGCACATCTGGTGGTTCTATCGGGACTCTGACCTCAAGCTGTACAGCAATGGATTTAGTTGCCCGCATGGTGTCTGTGATCGTGGCCTGTTGATCTCTGTCTATCAGGACATCATGACAGCGCCCGACCGGATAGCAGCAATGAAAACCGCATGGGCAACGCACATCACCTACGAATGCAAGGACGTTCTTGGCGAACAAACCCCACGCGGGGCGGCTTGCCGGGAACGCTTCGCCACCTTCGAGACAAACAAGGCGGTTTGGTTGGCCGGGTACGTTGCGCCAGCGGTTGAGGTGTGGACTGTCAAACTTAATGGCACGAACGCCACTCGCCCGGTACAAAAGATCAGCGAGTCCAACGGCCTGACCGCAACGACTGAGCGCGTCAACGTGGGCGCACCGTGTTATCCCGCTGTGCGAAAGTTCACCAACGCAGCGGCAAATACTTACGCTGCAATCGACCCGCTGCGCACTGACCGCGTGGCCGTCTGCGCGAAGGGTTGATATGCCCACGACGATACAGCTAGGCCACAACACGGGAGACGACTACACGGGAGGATTGACCGTGGTGGAGCTGTTCTCTGGCGCTCCTACAACGAATCAGGNCACNNNNGNGNNTGGCCTTGAGCTGACTTCGTGGAATACAAGCGACTATCGCCACGGCCTGTTGCGGTGGAACTCTGCTCCGTCTTTGGGTGGCACGGTATATGTGACAGCGGCTGATTTCGAGTGGTATATCTCTGCGTCAAGTGGGGCACAGCCGTTCATCTTTTACAAGTGCCTGCGTGCTGCGAATCCGTCCACAGCGACATGGAACACCTACGATGGCACAAACAATTGGGGCACCGCAGGCGCATTGAACGCCACGGACATCGACATTGCCAACGGCATGACGGTATCTGGCTGGGCGGCGGCTACGTCCAAGAACATCACCGCTGAATGGTTCCGTCAACTGGTGCAGGACTTCCTCAACGGTGTGGTGACTGAGATTGTGCTGGTTGCTAATCGCAAGCCCTACAACGCAGGCGATGGTGGTGGCAATTACTACGCCAATCTGTACCAACCGTCAGGCAGCAGCACACAAGGGCCGCGCATCAATTTGACGTACATCATGGCGCCTGATTCGGCGTCGCCAAGCTCTGACATCACCACGACAAATTGGACAACGACAGGCGCAAATTACTACGGCGAAGTAGACGAAGCCACGGTCAATACAGCGGATTACGTAACCTCGCCGGACATTACCGACGATACCGGCTCCAGCCCGTTGGTGTTGGGGCTTAATGGCACGTCAGACAATGGTGATGTGCTGGTGCAGATCAGCAGCAAGTGTGTCTCAACTGAGGCATGGCAGCGTGTTCTTTTGCTTGACAGTGGTGGCACAGCGCAAGCGACAGGCAACTGGTATGCCCCGCCAATCGGTGACTATACGCACGACATTGTGTTAGCTCCCGCTGCTGATGTGGTCAGGGTCAAGGTTGAGCATCGCCTGACAAGGCCAGTGCCCGCTTATTACACCGCGTTGACATCAGCAGAGTGGAGCCCGCTACCTGACAGCACTTTCCAGAACTCCCCCGCATGGTGGACGCAAAGCACGCTCGGGTCGGACGTAGGCGGATCAGGTCAGGAGTACATCTACAGCGCGTGGAATGGCTTCGTTGTGAACACGGTAGGCTGCTATTACGACAGCCGCTTCCATTGGGGCACGTTCATCATGTTCGTTGGATCCGGTGGCCAGGCGAACTGGCGTGGGACGGGCGTTGTCGCTTATGGGCCATTGGACAACTACAGCGAGGCTCCGAAGTGGCATACCCTGATTGACCACATCGTACCGGGGCCAACCGGCTCTGCGCGAAGCGGAAGTACGCCAACAAGCCATCACATTTATCAAAGCCAACATTTTGACGCGGCAACGAATCGGGTTATCGGCATCACGACACCCGGCTACTCGTCAGCCGGTCCACTGCTTTTCTCCAACGCCTCCAACGCTTTGGACTGCTACACGAATACATGGTCAGCACTCGCTGATGCGTCCAATGTCGGCAGCGAGGCGGGCGTTAATGCTGTCTCGTGTAATGACGGTACTTATATCTGGATGCTCCCTACCGGCAACGGCTACAGCCTGAATCGCGTTACCCTGTCCAACGATGCCCGCAGCACGTACACCAAAGACTTCCCGGAAACACGG